CCGCCAGCATGACGCGGGAGATGTGCTCCATGTTCCGGCGGAAGTCGTCCAGGCCGTTGCTGCCGAGCGCACCGCTCGCGCGGGCGAGAGCCTTGAACTGGTCGATGATGGCCCCGCCGGCCCGCCACATGTCCTTCAGGGACTGCACGCCGTCTTCGATCCAGGCGTTGATGTTGCCCAGCCGGCTGGACTCGTTGATCCAGTCCCGGAACCGGGTGGAGATGTCGAGAATCCACTGGCCAAAGCGCGGCAGGAACTCCGAGCCGCGCAGACCGAGGGTGTTGAATGCGTCCACCAGCGGGGCGGCTGCCTTACCCACCGAGTCGAACAGCAGCTCGAGGTTGCCGAACATCTTCTTCAGATCGCCGGAGATGGCGATCCGGCTGAAGCCCTTGATGACGTTGTCGAAGGCAGCGCCCGCGCCGCGGGCTACGCCGGTCAGGCCGTCCTTGAACTGGGGGATGACGTTGTCCACGAACTGCCTCAGAGAGTCGCCGGCCTTCTCCCAGAACGCCTGCTGCACGGGGCGCTGTATGGCCTGCCATGTTCCGTCGAGGACGCGGACGGCTTCCCGGGCTGCCGGAGACAGGGCCTCCAGCGCCTTCTTGTTGCCGTTGAAAGCCTTCTGCATGTTGTCGAAGGCCATCGTTGTGACGATTACCGAGGCGGCGACGGTGGCCGCCACAGCGGGCAGCGTGGCCAGCAGGCCTACGACCTCGACCATGCCGTCACCGATGGACAGGGCCGCCGTGGTCATGTAGACCAAGGTGTCTGCGATGCCGCCGAGGGCAGCGCCCCAGCTGGCGCCCTTCAGGGCGATGGTGTCGAACTTGGTGATGAGTGCCTCGAGGCCGCGCCCTGCAGACTGCAGGATGTTCACGCCGGCCAGCGAGCGGAGGATGCCCTCCGCGATGATCATGGACTTCTGGTCCACCACGACGTGGAACGGCACGCGCCGGGCGCGTGAGGCGAACTGCAGCTCACGAGCCACCAGCTGGAGGCCGGTGGTGTGGACGGGGAGCTCTACCTTCTTCTCGTCCTGGATCTCGTCATCGATCATGTCGTTGACGCGGCGGAGCTCTCGGCGGATCTCCTCCTCGTTCATGCTCACCGACAGGGTGGTGGACTTGATGTCGTTGAGCAGTCCGCGGAGGCGGTCCCGTGCTGCCTTCAGGGATTCCTGGTCGTCGTAGTTGACCTTCAGCTCGACGGGGGTGTCAGCGAGGACCGACACGAGGCGCCGGCGGGCCTTCTCCAGGGACTTCTCATCGAGGTTCACCTCGAAGGACTTGGCTCGGATCTTGTCCAGTTCCTTGTCCACCTGGGCGATGGCCTGCTCCAGGGAGCTGCGGTCGTTGCTGTAGGCGATCCGGATGTTGGCGGCGCCGAGGTGCTGGGCGAGGCGCTCGCGGATCAGGGCTTCCTTCGCAGCGAGGGACTCCTCGTCAATGTCGAACGAGATCTCTTCCACGATCTTTTCGCGGCGGATTTCCTCGATCTTGGCGAGGACTTCCTTGAAGCCCTTCTCGTCCGGCACGAAGGACATCTCGACCTTGGCGTCGGCGGCCAGTTCGGCCAGCCTGTTCTGGGCCCTGGCGATGCCCTCGTCATCGAAGGTGACCTTGATGACCTCGTCGGCCAGGCCCTTCACGGCCTTGTCCAGCTGCTGCTGGGCCCGGCGGACGGAGTCGTGATCCAGGCCGACCCTGAGGGTCATGCCCTTCTTCTCGATGGCCTCCTTCGCGCGTTCTGCTTCGCGCTTGGACTCGGTGGTGTCAGCCTCGACCTGAACCTTGACCTTGCCGTCAACGCCCGCCAGTTCCTTGGAAACCTGGCGCTGAGTTTCCCCGCGGAAACCGCGGGCGTCAGGCCGTACCTTGATAGCGACGGCGCCGACGAGCTTGATGTCAGCCAAGGGGGAATCCCATCTTTCGGAAGAAGTCGAAGTTGTCTTTGAACTCCTGCTCCGGCTTCTTCTTGGCCTCCACGCGCCATGCGCTGGGGCCGATAGTTTCGAAGTCCGGGGGACCGTCCTCGCCCCAGTGGCCTGAGACGACGGTGTTCATGTTGATCGCGTTGATTTGCATCGCCTTCAGGCGACGGTCGAGGGTCCATACGCGGTGGTCCATAAGGGACTCGCGGCGTGGATCGATCTCGATGTCCTCGGCTTCGCCGGCAGCCTCGCGGTCAACAACGACGGCTGCGTAGTAGCGGGAACCCTCGGGGAGGTTCTTGAGCATGGCGAAGATGATCGGGATAGAAGAAAAGACCTCGCCAGCAATGAAACTGACGAGGTCAAATCCCCAGAACTCCTTGAGATCTAGGTAGATCTCCTCGCCATAGGCGTCGATCAGCTCTCCGAGGGCGAGGCTTCCCCCGGGTCGGTTACCTCGTTGTACTGCTCAAAGAGGAAGAGCCAAATGCCCAGGTCTTCCTTGCCGGCCCACTTCTCCAGTGCGGTGAAGTCACCGCGGGAGCGTTCGGCGGCCTTCAGGGCGCCCATGATGACCTTGATCATCAGTTCGGCCTGGTCCATGTCATGGTCTTCGGGCAGCTCTTCGATCTGCTTTTTCAGATCCATTGCTTCAGCAACGGCCTTGCGCTTGGCCTTGGGCAGGCGAAGCACGGGCTTGAAGCCGAGAATCCTTCCGTCCTCGGCTTCTACTTCAAAATCGGGGTACTTGTCCGACGCTCCCTTGCGGAGGTCGTCCAGAGTAAGTGCGGACATACTGCGGACTCCTTAGTGGATTTGTGTTTGCGGACGAGAGGTGGAGCCTGTGAGGCCGGGGTCCGCACCCGGCCCCACAGGGGCCTTAGTGCTACGGAGCGGCGATGGTCACGGTCGGGGCGCTGGTGTAGCCAGAGCCGCCGTTGGTGACGTTGACCGCGGAGACGATTCCGTCGGTGACCACTGCGGTTGCAGCGGCGCCGGTTCCACCGCCACCCGAGAAGGTGACAGCAGGCACAGAGGTGTAGCCGGAACCACCCGAGACGACCGTCACGGCGGAGACCACGTTCGAGGTCACGGTTGCGGTGGCGGTTGCCTGGGAGAGGATCACGGCCGGCGGAATCCACTCGAAGGGCCAGTCGTTCGAGCCGTAGATGAGAGGGGTGACCTTCAGCGAGAGCTGGGCCAGGTTTTCGGTGTCCGCGAGGGCGAGGTCGTCCGAGCGCAGGATCGACACCTTGGGGGCGTAGATGCCGGCAGTGGACTGGCCGTCATAGAAGACGACGAGCCATGCGACTTCGGTCGGGACGGGGTTGGAAGGGACGCGCACGCGGCCGGAGACCACGGCTGCGTTCGAGCCGTAGTACAGCTTCAGGCCAGCGGAGTCGAACTGGAGCAGGTTCATGACGAAGGCTTCAGTTCGAGCGGCCACCGTCTGGCGGAGCGTCTTGTTCTGGAGGGAGCGGAGGGTAGTGGTTTCGCCACCTTCCGAGCTGGCGGACAGGATGTCCTGCACGGAGGTGTGGCCGACTTCGGTCCAGGTGCCACCCGGGTTGCGGAGGTCGGCCGGGATGGCCGTGCCAACGGGCGCCGTGTAAAAGTGGCCGGTGCCGACCTTCAACACCTTGGTGTTGTCGATGGTCATTTGGAGTTCTCCTTGATGGGGCCTCGGCCCCAAAAGAAAAGCCCCGGCTTATGCCTGGGGCTTGAAACGGTTGGTGATCGTGCTCTGTGCTGGAGGGCGGATGAGCAGCCTGAAGATGGACTCGTACCGAACCGCGCCCTTGGGGAGCGATGCGTACTGGACCACGGATGTGGAGGTCTGCCAGTCGGAAACCTTGGCGGGGTGGGTGGACGCTTCCATGACGGCGATGTGGCCGCAGCCGTCGAATGACAGCTGGAGCTGCTGCGCTCGCCGGATGGCGTAACGGCACATCTCCTGGAGCTGCTCTCCCTCGTCGTCGGCGTCTACGCCTGAGGTGACGGTGGAGACCATCATGATGACCGGCTGCATGAACCTGTCGTCATTGGAGTGCAGCGCCAGGGTTCCCGAGCGCCTGTCGCGTCGGGCCACGATGGCCGGCGTCTGCATGTTCTCCGAGAACGTCGTGTAGACGTGCACGTCCTGGCCTTCGAAGAACCGCTCGAAGACCTTCCGGATGAGTTCATCGGCGGAGCCGAAGATCGGAGTTTCAAGAGTGGTCATCGTCAGCCTCGGTATCTCTTGGCGGCACGGTTCATGACCTGCCCGAGGATGTGGAGGCCGTCATGGTGGATCGGCTTCTTCAGGCGCTTGCCAAAGACATGCGTCTGGGTCCAGCCGAACTCGATGGACATTGCCGAACGGTCCCTGGTGTCGCCTTCGCCCTCGCCGCCGGGATCGGCGTCTTCGAGGTAGACGTAGCTGTCGAGCTTGCGCGGTGGCGCATGCTCAACGCGGATCTTGGCAGCTCCTGTGCGACGGTGCTCCAGCAGGAGCAGCTCCGCGAGGAAGCCCATGTCCATTGCCTTTTCCCTGACGGCGCTCTTCACCGGAGGGAGGTGGGAGACGACGTCCTCGACGGAACCCCTGCCGCGCTCTGGGCCGTACCATTCGATGATGTGATCGGCCATCAGTCATCCAGCCTGTTGCGGGACCTGATGATGAATTCGACGTGCTGGGTTGCCTTGGACAGGCCGGGAGTGAACCGGGGAGGGGACGCGAGGTCCCACTCCTCACCGCGGAAGACGATGCGTGCCCAGGAGCCCACGGGGGCGCTCCGGGTGATGCAGCGCATGGTCTTGATGGAGACCTGGCCGGCGATTTCGGCGTCACCCTGCCGCTGTGCGGAGGTGGTGACCCTGATCTCGACCGGGTCGTCTGCGGGAATCCTTACCTCGTCGCCGCGGGAGTTGGTCGTCAGGACTTCGGGGTAGATCAGCATGGTCTCTCGGCCTGCATCGAGCAGGCGCGAGCGGGCCATTAGAAGTACCCGAGCGGGAACGGCTTGTTCCCACCCCAATCGAAGGGGGCGTAACCCCGATCCTCAGGGCAGCTATGCGACCGGGGGATCGGCCGCTGGCTGTTCTGCATGCCGATGGAGCCGACGTTTCCGCGCTTGCCCATCATCCGGACTGCGGCAATCTCCTGGGCCGTCAGGTCCGCACCCGAGACGTACTTCTTGTCCCGGTTGAACGTGACCATGTCGCCGCGTTCCATGTCGTAGCCGGAAGGGTTGAGGAACCCCCGCGCCGCTGCCGCCACCACGATGGTGACGGCGAGCGGGTTGGCGGTGGTCATCGTCCAGTCGGGCTGGTTCGCATAGAACCGGACCTGATTCGAGGCCTCGAGGATGACTGACTCGGCCAGCAAGACATCCGTAGTCTCGGTTATAGGCTCGCCAATGCGAGCCGCAACCATGGGGACTGTAGCGAGAAGTGCTGGCACGGGTTACTCCTAGGCCGGGGCTGCGACGGTGACGGTCGGGTCGGACGTGTAGCCGGAGCCAGCAGCAGTAACGGAGATCGCGGTGACCTGGCCGTTGGTGATGGTGGCAACTGCAGTTGCGCCCGTACCGCCACCACCGGAGATGGTGACCGTCGGGGTGGAGGTGTAGCCGAAGCCCTGAGCCGTGACCTGGATGGAGGCAACGGTGTTGCCGGAGCGGGTGGCCTTGGCAAGAGCCGTAGCCTTGGCGCCCGGGTAGTTGCCGCCGAGCGGGAAGGGCTCGCCCAGAACAGCAGGGCCGGTGATCGGCTGCAGGTTGTAGGCCTTGGCCAGGAAGGAGGAGGCGGAGCCGCCCGGAGTCGTGGTGGAGCCGTCGCCCGGCTTCTTCTCGATGAGGGAGGTGGTGGCCTTCAGGGCCAGGCGGACGCCGCGGACGAAGTACTCTTCGGTGGAGACGATCTCGCGCGAGGAGCCGTCGAACACAGCCAGGCGGTCCTTGACGTAGGAGTAGCCGGCGTAGGTGTCGAAGACCGAGCGATCCGTCAGGTAGGCGGTGTCGTAGTCCATGAGCCAGCGCAGGGCCCAGCCGCCGGCGGATGCCGTCGCGCCGAAGGGCACGGAGCTGGGGACGCGGGGAACGCCCGTGAAGACCAGGAAGCCCGAGGAGGCGTAGAGGAAGGCCTGGTCAGCGGGAATCTGGGTGCTGGACACGAAGGTCACACCCGCGATCCGGCCGAGGGTGGCCGTGGTCAGAGCCTCGTCGCCGCGGCCCTCGTCCTTCAGGAAGCGGTTGGACTTGAGGATCTGCTCTTCAAAGTCCACGCCACAGATGGCGAACAGCGTGTCGTTCGGGGTGCGCATCAGGCGGAGGGCCTTCTTCGCTTCCACGACGGCGTTGTAGAACACGTCCTGGTTAGCGTCCTTGGCGGCGGTCAGGCCAGCGGAGTCGTTCTTGACGAGGATCACGCGCTCGTAGGGAGCGTTCATGATCTGGTTGAGAACGCCGTGCTCCAGGTAGGAGCTGATGGAGTTGGTCTGGGCCTCGATGAGGTCGCCCCAGCCGTCCTGGAAGTCCCAGTCGAGCTGTTCGTCCGTCATCTTGATGGCGGAGTAGGGACGATCAGCCGAGATGGTCACGGTCACGACCGTTTCCTGGTACTGATCAGTGATGATCGGCTGTGAGCGGTCGTTGCGAGCGGTGTAGGTACGCACCGGAACGGTGCCCTTTACGCGCTGCGAGATGGTGTCACCGGACGACTTGAAGAAGGTCGTCATATCGGAACGCTTGGTGACCGTGTTGGAGATCACCAGCTGGTCCCGGAGGGCGGAGACGGCGCCTTCAGCAAGGACAGCCGGCTTCACCTTCAGGTGAGGGGTGTAGGTCATTTCTATCCCTTTCAGGGCATGAAAAAAGCGCCCTTAGGCGCTTGGTGGTGTAGGGGGTTAGCGGCGGTTCTTCTTGTAGTTCTCCCACTCGTCATGGCCGTTGGTTTCCTTCGGCTTCTGAGAGGGATCGAGCCCACCGCTGGGATCGCGCTGCGTGATGATGACCTGGCGGTCTTCGTCGTCTTCGTCGTCCTTCTTCTTCAGGCCGAGCAGCTTCTCTGCCTGCTTGGACAGCTCCTCCTCCGTCTTGCCGGTGAGGAACTCCAGGAACTCATCGGGCAGCTTGGACTTGCGGGCTACCCGTTCCCGGGCGAGATCGACGT